ACGGTTTCGGGTTTCGAGATACCGCGAGCAGCTGAACCGCCAGCCTTGATGATAAATCGATTGATGCCCGTTGATCCCTGGACTTCGATTTCCTCACTGCCGTGTGACCATCGAATTCGCTTCACACGTTTTGCAAGATCATCCGATGATTCAATCAGATTGACCAGTGACCGAAATTGTTCAAGCGATGTAGCCAATCGGTGAGCCGATGCCACCTGCAACGATTCATCCCAATGAAATAAACCCATCAAGATACGTGAAAGCATCAGTGTCGATTTTCCAGACTGACGTGCCACCACGATGCAGTTCAATGGCGTTGCCCATCGACCGTCAGGCTTGACTTTGTGTGCGTGGATTGCCACGTACTTTTGCCACGGCATAAACCCATCAGGAAAGATCGTGTCAGCAAAATCGATCAATTCCTGACCCCTGGACGGCAAATCATTGACTGGAGTATGGATTCTAGGCGTCGGACTGCCAATGAGTAGGGCTGATGACGGCTCTAAAACCGATGTGAGCCGATCTGAGACTATATCGACCTGATGATGACTATCTGTCACCTGAACCGCCTTGATCGTGACTTATAGACACGTTTTCGGGGATATAACGTTCCTGGAGAGTCGGGGGTGTCAAAGCCTGTTCAAAAAAACGACCACCCTTACTTAAATTGCAGAATTGACACAATACTTGCAAATTTTCCTCTAAGTCTGATCCACCTAGTCGCTTTGGCACTATGTGATCGATGTGCATCTTGCCATCAGTCTCACCACATCTTTGGCAGCAATGTCCATCCCTTGCAAGTATGCGTTCACGTATGCGTCGCCATCCCTTGCGATCACTATCCTTCCAGGCTTTGCTCATCAGTAATAACCCTTCACCTTATGGAACTCCCACGCTTTACACATCGAACCATATCGATGTTTGATGTACTTAATCGTTGCATCTATCTGACGATAGCCATCCAAATTCCGGTAATGCTTTGATCGCATCTGCCCTAGCCCGTAATGACTGCCATTCTTAGCATTTACATTCCATCTGGATTCTTTGTAAATGATCTTTGATAGGCATTGATATTGCACATCATTGATGATGCGTGAGTGTGCATACAATTTGTAGTGATCGATGCTTGATGCTGTTGCGTGTTGCATCTGTACTGATAGCAAGCCTATGCATAGGCATAACTGTGGCAATAGCCGAATACGCCTAAGCGAGCAATCCGCCTCAGCGGCTCGCTTTAAGCGAATCCAGCGTACCGAACGAGTCAAATACATTGCAAGAATGTGGATAAGTTGAACGGGGCTTCGGCGTGTTCTCCACAGGTTATCCACAGGCTTCATTGATGACCCCATCCCGTACCCTTGAAATGAATTGGCGTTGATGTCCATATTCGTTCCATTGAGACTAGGCAATATGGGCATCCAGGTGGTGTGAGATCAGCATCGAAATCAGCCTTGATTGGACTGATCGTGCTGCACACTGGGCATTTGAATTCATAGACTGGCATCTTGCACCTGGAATGATTGAATTCCCAATACGCCGCAAGATAAGCATTCCACGCAATGTACGTATGGCGGCAGATTATCTGCAACCTTTACGATTTTGTGATCTGTTGATTTCTTTTCAACGCGACAATCAAGCCTGATAATTTCTAGCATAAATACTCCGATTCAAATTCTCGATGGGGTTTAAGTCTGACGGATTGATCCAATATGAGCCATCACCACGCTTCCTCGATGGACGACGTGCCATTCCAATGACAATCCAGCCCACGATGTAGTAATTAGGTGAATTGCCAGTGACCAGCACTGCGATGTCATCAGCTCGATCTCGGTCTCTGAGGATCAGACATCCAGCCTTCCACGGTGTGTGCTTGACTTCAAGATTCCATCCGACATCTGCCTGATTCTTGAATGTATTGACTGTCGGTTTCCATTCGTCAATTTGAAAGTATTTGGCGACCGCATTTTCAGCACCGATGGATTCAGCCATTCGTGCAATGTCTTGAAATAGATTCAATTTCTGCACTGAATAGTCCGTCAATCCTTCTGCACCGACTGCTCGATCAAATGCGGCTTTGGCGCACATCATTTCCTCATCGTGATTGAGTTTGACCGGAATCATTTGCACTCCATACAAAACCAAAGCATCTTCAATCCCTGCGATCCGTCGTATCGACCAAATTCAAGCGGCTTCCACATTTCGCATTTGTCACACCAATCGATTGAAATTGGCTTTGGCTCTTTGACGATCGATCCGTCGATCTTGAATGTGGTTTGTTCGCCAGTGGTAAGTTTCGTCATTTTCATTTCACCCACGATTACACCTGTGGCTTCCACTGCATATCGGATGCTCTGACGTACCAAAGTGGCGCACATTGAGTCGCCTTTGATTTCTCGGTGCAGGAATAGTTTGCCCATTCCTTGCCCGTTTTTGCTGATACACCTTCACGCCATACCCGATGCCCGTGGACGCACGTTGGGGCTTCGGCGACTAGTTCACCACCTAACTGGGTTTTGATCTCATTGATGGCAGTTGATGCGGTAGTAAATCCATCCTCACCAAATGGACGTGACCAGGGATCGTCATCGATGAACGCCTTTGGCAGCGTTTCTACCTGTTCCATTGATTCGCGGCTGGGCTTTGTTTCTGTACCCAAAACCACGCTGGCGCAGCGTCCTATTGCACTGCTGACCGTATCCTCGACGTACCAGCGTTTCATTTGGACGTTATAGGCAGTGACCATCCCGTGTGCATAATCGATCGCGGCTGGCTTCTCATCCTCATAGTGACGATAAATACGGCACTCAATCAGGATGTATCCCTTTTCAGGACTCCAATCAATAATCGATGTCTCGATGCGATTGGTTGGGTATGTGGCGTGTAGGCGAATGACTTTTTGATTGACCGTTTCGTATCCGTCCAGGAATGACATTATTTCATCCCCTTACGTCCAGCGATCTTGCCTCGGATAAATCCTTCGCTGCGACCTGATTTGAACCCGTAGGTGTAACCAGCCATAAATCCGACTAGGACGCCAAATAGCAACCACATCGCTGTTTCGTTGAATGTGTACATTTTCTTACTCCCGACGGGAGATTTGTCTGAGTCTCCCTACGCATAAGGTGACGCATAGGGCTGACATTTGCAAGGATTCCGCGTGGGATTCGGCGTGTCTAACCCTTCGGATGATCCTTTAAATGCTCGATCAGCAGGGTACGGATTTCCCGTACATCGCCACGGATGCCATCGGCAAATCCATTGCTGACTGGTCGGGAATTCTTTTCAGCCTTAGCCGCAAATAGTGCAGCGATGGCAGATATGGTGGCAGCGGCGATCAATCCGATCGCTGTAATTGCTTCGGTCATTTGGCATTGACGCCAAAATTGGAATCATTAGGATTTAAGTATCGTAAAATGACCGGTACGACCGCTGCTGCGCCAGCCATCAAAATTGCCTTTGGATCAGTCACTCCAGCCATAAACACGGCTAGTCCAGCGGCTATGAATGAACGCAACCAAGATGCGCCAAGTGCTTTCCATTGTGTCATTTTGATTTTCCTAACTTCTCGATCAACGCAGCGGCTTTCGCTGGCGTCAAAGCAATTTCAAAGTGCATTTCATCCTTGCGATTTCGATAATCGCCACCCCAAATTAAACCGTATTTTTTAGCCAATGCACGAATCATTGGTACTTTTTCGATTGGGAATGTTCCCACCTTGCCCAATGGATGCTGAGTCGCATTTAGATCGATGGCAGTGCCACTGGAATGATTGCTGAGAGTTGTCGTCGATCCACGCACGTCGCGGTAGGCGTAGCCCCAATCATCCAGCGTTCCTTCATCGATCGGCTCAATCAATTCGTGGAATTCAGCTGCGAAACCGACCAGCAATGGCGCAACCGCTTTCGCACACGCCAATTTCACCTTTGTGCCTGGAATAGCAAATGACTCGATGCCGATTTCTGCTCGGACTTTCGATGCCGTCCATCCGTTAGCCGATTTGATCATTGCAGCAATAACGCCGCTTCATCGGCTGTGATTCCTAAACGATTTAATACTGCATTTTTTGCGTTTTCTTTAGAGGTCTCTTTTTCTAATTTCCAAGCGTCATATTTAGCAAACCCTGCTTCAAATGCTGCCTTCGTTATCGGTTTGGCTTCAATAAAAGTAATGCCTTCAAAATCGTCACCCGAAATAGCCCATCCGCCATTTGGTATAAGCATTGAAAGAACTTCTGCACCTGTTGCCATATTATGCTCCAATTTCAATAAGCGTTATAGATGAAAGTTTGTTGCCGCTTTGCGCAATTACGACTCCGCTGTTTGCCGTTGTATTAACTTTGACTTGTGTTTTGTATGTCGTTGCGCTTGTTGTATTTGGCGAATCTAGACAACTAGATGTCATCATTGTTGAGAGTGCAATAAAAGTAGCGGTATTTGCGTTAATCCCCATTGCATTTCCTAAATCTTGAATTGATGTAGCACCTCTTACCAATTGAACGCCCCCGCTAACACCAACTGCGCTTCTTTCAGCATCAAGAGTTTGACTGTAAATTACCAAAATTTTGCTAGTTGCCGCACTTGGTGTAATTGTCGCCGTTAAAGTTGAATCCGTGTAACTAGTACTCGCAACGGTTGTTGAGGTTGTTGTAGTTGCATTTACTACCTGCAAAACCTTTCCACCACCTGCCGCTGCTGCCCATTTTAGACCAGTTGCAGCACTTGAGTCGGCTGTCAATACTTGACCATTTGTACCGACTGCCAATCGTGAAACTGTGTCAGCCGCAGTTGCCGCAATTAGATCACCTTTGGCATCGACGATGGATTTTGCGACTGCGCCATCAGCCAGGTCATAAGCGGCTTTAACTGCTGTTGCTGTGGCTGCCACTGTTGATGATGTCGTCGATGTCGAATCGCTGAGTTGGACTGCACCTTTTTGTGATACGGATGCGTCTTGAATTCCCACTGTGATTGCGCCCGACGTGCCACCACCTGTCAACGGTGATGATGCCGTAACGCCAGTAATGTCACCTTGATCATTTGCGATCCAGGTAAAATCCATATCGGCATTGGTAGCCTTTGCAAGAATTTGTCCGGTCGTGCCGCCTAGCAGATCAGCCATTGATGTTGCCACGGCTTGACCAAAGACTTCAAAGTCAGCAGGTAAATCCGTGACCAAATCTGTGTTCGTCGGCATTTGCCAGTTGAATGGGGTGGTTGGATTGCTCATATTTTCTCCTTATGCTACGACTAGCGCATTTTCCCACGTGAGTGTGTTTGTGATGGTGTTCCAGGCTTCCGACACGCTGACCTCTTGCCATTTCAACGCCTGAATCGAATAAGCCAGTGGCGACAATAACGCCGTCACTGAAAGTGTGTTATATCCTGCTGAGAATTGCCAGCCCTCAACGAATCCTGCATATTGACCAGCGCTCATATTTGCTGGCAAATTTGAAATGCGCAATGGCAATCCCATAAATATGTTAATCAAAGCATCACGATCAATATCGTCCAATTCAGGGTTGGTCAATTCATAGGTGATTGACTGCATCATTGGCTGTGGAAATGCTCGCAGTGTCAGGTAAAACGCAGCCTGGGCAGTGGCATCAGCACTGTCGTGCAATGTCGTCGTGATGATTTGACCTAATCGACCGAATACCGAAATCGACGTCAAATCCTCATCGGATACTTCATTGTTTGAATTTGCGCCATATTTGATTGTGACATCATTGCGCACATCGCCTGATCGCGTTTGAATCTTGATGCCCTGTCCAAGTGCCTCAGCAGCTGAAACGTCTACATATCCATTTGCGGCAAGGTATTGGGTTCGATGCGTCGAATCGGCGTATGAAATCTGCCCCTGAGCATTTTCGTAAATGTAACCAAGTCCTGATGTGGCAATCGCTGAAACCAATGAATAGACATCGATCGGATTGGCTGATCGAGCCGCGATGTCGTAATTGCCAGGTGTATCGATTTCACCAAGTCCGACATTTTGAGCATTTGCCCACGTTTCGGTTGCTGGCGTGTACGTACCCCACGTCAATGCTGCTGGCACTTCCGACCAGTTATTGATCAGCAAATCGGTCAATACTTCAAGAATCTGATTTCCATCAAAATCACGATTGAGATTTGTCAGCCAGTTTGCCTTTGGTAGCCTTGAAAGCGCACCCAAAGCCACGATTGATATGACCTGGTTGATTGCTATCGATCCGCCTGATGTGACCTCGACTGATAAGTCAGTGACCGATCCACCCCAAATTGGCACGAAAGTATCGGTTGAATCTTTGATGGCAATTCCGACCGCATCATTGATATTGATGTTTACCTGAGATTGGGTCACATTGTAAAGTTGCAAATTCAAATAACCTGCCTGGGCTTGTTCATAAATATTGGATCGACCACTGGTCGCCGTTAAATTGGCAAGTACGTAATTCTCATAATTGACGCCATTAATGGTGACACGCCAAATCGGATTCCAAAGCGTCATCAGGATACCAATGCGGCTGCGCCGTTTGTGCCTCGATAATATGAATTATTCAAAACGTTAATGATGCTTCGGGCTGTACCTTCGGGGTCGATTGCGCCCGTCACGTTGAGATTTATTGTGGTATTGCCACCACCCAATTTATTGTTTGGCGTGATTACCCCATTGCTGGTTGGTGTAAATAATTCCGGACCGCGTTCACCGATTAAATATGACGTGCCACCCATTACTGGACCGCCAAGCGCCTTACCCCCACCAAATGCTGTTTCCAATGCCCCACCAATAAATTGAGTCACTGGATTGTTTTTGATAAAATTCACAATCGCTTTGATGGCATTGAACGCTTTATTTACCAAATCGACCAGGGTTGCAAATAGATCGATGACAATTCCAATCGCCGTACCCAATGCGCTAAATGCTGCACTTAGAATTTTGCCAATAACGGGTGCATAAATATCACGAACAAATGCGGCAATGACTTTAAATAGGGAAAACAATGGTTTGAGTTTTTCCTCATTCTCAGCAATTTTTCCTGTTACTGCTTCAAATGCTGATCGCAATCCATTAATTACTGGAGTTAAAAATTTGCCAAGTGCAGGAATTACGTATTCAGTAATGAATCCCCAAATGGCTTGAAATGTAGGAATAACGAAATCACGAATATATCCTGTCAATGCTTCAAAAACTGGAGTGAGTTTTGGACCAAGTTCCTCGGCTAACGCCTGGATCGTTGGAATTACCTTATCGACGAAACCGCTTACCAATGGCGTGATGGCATCGAGTATAAATGCACCGACTGTTTCTTTACCTTCATTGAAAGCGACCTGGAGACGTTGCATTTTGCCCTGGAATGTATCTGCTTGCTCTGATGCCTGACCGCCGAAAGTTTCAGCCAATGCAGCGGTGATTTCCGTCATTGACATTGTTTTGAGTTCGGCTGCGGATAATCCGACGCCTAATTTTGCCAGTGATGCGGCGTTGCCTTCCTGGGCTTTCGCCATTGCATTTGTGACGGCTTCCAGCGATTTTCCGCTACCAGCTGCGACATCGATGGCAAGTGATTGCAATTTCAAAGCAGCATCGGAATCACCCGTGGCTCTGACTAGCCTTTCAAAACTAGGACGCAATTCGTCATCGGTCAATCCAGTAAGCAATGATGTTTTTAGGATTTGCGATTCGACTGCCGCGATTTGTGCGTTGGTAGCGCCCGTGACATTGACCAGTGTGGTCGCCAATTTAGCCTGAGCCGCTTCATCCTCGATCGCAGACTTCACGCCATCGATGAGCAATTTGCCAGCGTAAGCCGCGGCGGCTACGCCAGCGGCTGCAAATGCAGCGCCAGCCACCTTGCCAAATTTGGTGATTTTGTCGCCAAATGTCGAAACTTCGGTCGTGCCTTGATTTAGGCTTTTTTTAAGGTTGTCGATGTCGCCTAATATTGAGAGTTTTAACGTTCTCGATCCTTGACCAGCCATCACCACTCCTTCGCAATTCTACTGAAAGCATTTTCCCATTCGTTGATGATATATCCCTGTTCGGCTCGCAGGGTTGGGTAGATAAACCATCCACGCGATCCGCGACCTTCTCGACCTGACCACACTGGGAATTGCTTGAATCTGTTTGATCCGAATTCTGATCCACCCCAAAGATCACGGGTAGTTGCACCACCCGAAAACTTCTGCGATACAAAACCGAATGAAATTTCACCGATCTTGCTGGATTTGCTGACCTTTGATCCATCGGCGATTCGACTGGCGACATTGCTCGATTGCAACGATCCAGCCGTCGATTTAATTTTGCCCTGGAGATAATCAGCCAAAGCATTTGATACGCCTTTGGCTTCCTGGATTGCTTGATCATCCATACCTTTGAAAGCACTGACGATTTTGCGCAGATCGGCTTTGTCATAAGCGATTGCATCCTCAGCCATTTCGTTTCTCCAATATTTCCATTGCGGTCAAAATATCCTCGGCAGATATCCATTCAGACATTGGGATTTGCGTGGCAATCGCTAGTTCAATGACTAGTCGGCTGAGACTGCCTCGCTGATGGCTTTTGGGTCTTGATCTCCAAAGGTTACATCCGAAACTGTTTCAGTCCACACTTCATACGGCTTGACTGGCTTTCCAGCGGCTTCACGCTTCATTGCGTTATATGCAAGGAATAGCAAATCGCTGATGCCGATTTCATTTGCCTGTTGAATTGTTTTGCCTGTTTTGATTTCCCATTTCATCCATTCAGGTGGTGCAGCCACGTAGGTGGCTACATCACCGGACGAATATTCGATTGTGATTGCTGTTTTCATACTCCCGATCTCCCTTTGTTTATAGCGTTGGTGTTGTCACGCAGGTGAATGATAGTGACACGGTTTGTGCATCTGGCGCTGTTCCACCTGCTGATGGAAATATTGGCTGCACATCAAAATTGAATACTGATCCTGATGCAGCCGTAAAAACCACCGCTAATGGTGTATTTGGTGCGGTGTCTGCCGCTGTCCATAAAGCGTTGCAAAGTGATCCGCCTGCTGGCCAATCTGCAAGCATTTCCACGGCGAAAGTTCCCTGGGTATCGGTGGTGTAATACGCCTTACCATCGAGAGTCTGATATGTATTGATCGTTGATTCGATGGTCAAAATTGCTGAGGTGGCTTGCGCATCAAAATCATCACCATCGATGGTGAATGTGATGTCTCTGCCCGTGACGATTGTTGTTGGCATTTTTTCTCCTAGGTGTTTATTTGGGTGAAATAGGTCGATACATTTAAATCTGCGACTAGCAAATTTGATGCACCGACTGAAATAATTGACGGACGTTGAACGTCACCGACGACGTACCCTGAGGGCATAGCCCCCAAAATGCTGATAATTAGGGCTTCCAGTTGATCCAAAGCCCCTGAGTTGCTGTTATTTGCCACGGCTGCCGTGACGACGAAATTGACCTTGACCTTTGTGACCGCACCATTGATCAGTGTGCTTTCAAGCCAGGGTGAATCGGGAATGATTACGCAAGCAGGTGGGATCACTGCTTCGGGTGCTACGGGATACACGGATGCAGCGACGCCAGCAAGTGCAGTTGCTAAGTCATTTCGTACATCCAGCAATGTGGTCATTGGCATATCGAATCCACATCGTAAAACGCTGAGATCAATCCGATGACACGATTCTGCAATGATCGACCCATTCGATATGGAGTCGGTGCAAAATCTACGCCTTCAATTTGTCCACCTGGCGCTGTGATGCTTTGAAATATTTCTACTGAAACGATGAGAATTGCTTTGTTTATTGCTGGCACATTTGCATAGATTTCAGCTGCTGAGCCACCATCTAGTGTGATCGTACCCGCTGGAATTACCGGAGTTAAAATTCGATCGGCTTCATCTACTATGGCAGTGACTTCAAAAGCATTGACGGAATGATCACTGACTGTATATGGTCCATCGAGTCCGTTACCTATTCCAGCGAGTACGACCTGTTGCCCCTGGACGAAATAATTTGGACGCAACGTGTCAATGTATAAAACGTCATTGACGACGCGTGTTGAAACTACTGCGCTTTGATATTGCGTAAGCATCGGCAGGATTGTGATCTCAGCCGAATCAATAATTGAATCAAGATATTCGTCAGAAAAAAGGGAATCGGAAACGCCAAGCACCTGACGCAATTCATCTGCGGTGACAATGTTTGGCATTTCCGATCCTTTCGTCTGCTCGGCTAGTTCGGGAGTGACCTAGCCGATGATTGGTTTTGGATTAATCTAGGTAACGAACAGCGCCGTAGCCAATTTTCGTGGCTGTTGCACCGTAGCCGTACATCAGAATTCCGATTGAACCATCTGAAATGATGTTTGTGCGGAGTTCTAGGCGTGGAGATTCGTACCAGGTATAAGCATCACGGTTGATGACGTACATTGAATCATCGGCTGTGCCTGATAGTGCAGTATCGACCCAAAGATCAAGTCCATTGACTGATCCACGGAGTGAACGTGGCTGAGCATTTCCAGCAGCGTTCTGTGGTTGCAATGCGTTGTAGATCGGACGACCATCAACGTTAAATGACATAATGCGACCCCACATTGCAGGAGAGACGACAATCGCATCAGCGAATTTATGTGTCTGCTCATAAACTGTCACTGATGAGGTTGCAACCCAAGAAAGCAATTCCTCGGCAGTAATGTCTGAGCCGAATCCTGTTGATGCTGCTGCTGAGTTTGCAATGATCTGCGCTGAGTTGTATTCATTGGTCGCACGTGCATATTGCGCAGTGAGATTTGAAATCAATTCAGTGAAAAATAGTGGATCGCTGCGATCTGCCAATTCAACGGACATAACCTGTGAACCCTTGAATGACTTCACATTTACGTTGATGAATTCTGATTCCATAACTGTTGGAGTTACTGGATCGAGTTCATCAATCTGAGCCACTGACGGGAGTTGGGTAATTTTAGGGATTTGAAAAACAAGCCCTGCGCCTGGGAGTGTTCCCGTTGAAATGGAATCGATTGAGGCTCTCACATTGTCTGCTAAGCCGTTTACGACCTCGCGGAGTTGGCGTGTTGGGATCAATCCTGGATTGTCTGTTGATGCTGTTGCTGCTGCGATGTATGCACGTGATGTTTCTGATCCACGGGCTGCTGCAACCTGGTGCATCAAGAATGTTTCAGGTGATACGACTGGGTTGCGTGATGCAATGAAATTAACTGGCTTTGGTGCTGCTGCTGCTGCTTGTACTTCTGCTGCCGCTTCTACCGTCTCGGCGGTAGTTGGCTCTGTGACGGTGTTTTCCACGGCGTCTCCTTCTGTTGATGGTGTGGGTGTTGCTTCCGCTTCATCGGATGATGTTTCGGAATTTTCTGGTGCGGTGTTCGCTGCGACATTTGATACACGTGCTGAATCAAATGCAGGATTATGCGTCAAAGCGACACCGACCAAATCTGCTTTACTGACGACCATTGTGCCGTCCTCGTTATATCCGAAATCGATTGCGTTTGCTTCAACGCTGAATCCATCGCGGAGTCCGTCCATTGCTTCCTGGATCGCATCTGATCCAGCAGTGGTTTTTGAAATCTTGAATGTTGCATTGATTGATTTTCCATCAGGTGAAAGTTCCATCGCCAAAGTTTTGCCGATTGGACGTGCTGAATCGTGTTCAAGATTCAATTTCACATTTGCTGGAGTGATCGATCCTGCTTTGAATAGGACTTTGCCTGTTGATGCTTTGGCAGCGGTATCAAATGCAACGATTTGTCCGGTGATTGTACGTGCCTCGGAATCAGCGGCAGTGATTGTGAATGGTGTATTGACCTTCATTTGATCATTTCCTCTGCTTGTCGGATTTCATCGATTGTGATTGCTGCATTGCCTTCGGCGTCCACAATCGAATTCAGGATTTTGTAAATATTGGCACGTTCAAGATCGCTGCCCCGTAGGTAATCTGATAAATCGTATTTGACCTGTTGCGTTGATGGAATGAAATCAGGCATTGAAAGTCTTTCGGTAATGCTCGTCATCAGCGGAATAAGTGAGAAATCCAGCAAGGTTTGGCGCTGAGTTGTCGCGTTGCTATAAGTCATCGATGATCCAGTTTCGGCATCGACGTAATATGCAGGGATTCCGCAAGCACGTGCAACCTCGGTGGCAATGTATGAACGGGCAGCCGCAAGTTGCAATTTCTCAGGATCGAATCCGACTGTCTCCAAAGTTACGTCAGCATTTAGAAACGCAGTGCCACGATTGCGTCGAGCAGTTGCCCACGAATCAAGCAATTTGGCGATTCTGTCAGCTGGTAAAGCCGTGCCGTTGGATTTCAACACCATTGATGGAATTGGCTCACGTGCGTACATCGCAGCGGCACGTTCTAGTTCCGCACCCGTGCGGATTGTTCGACCTGCTCGATTCAGGACGCCTTCATCATTGCCGTTAAACACGACCAGTGATCCAATACCGGAATTCGGTACTGGCGATCCATCAACCATATAATATTCAATTTGCGTCGCAAGTGAGTTCGTTTGAATCGTCACGCGAGTTGGTGAAACGCGTTCAACGCTGCGCACACGAAATGTGTCTGCAAATAATTCTGTGATCTGCCAATATCCGTATCCGTAAAGCAGAATGTCCTCTAGTGTCCACACATAAGTGGCTGATCCTGGCACACGTGGATCAGGTGTACGGATAACACGTGGGATTGCTTCCTCGATCTCCATTCCAGTTGATCGGTCAATGACTTCAAGTCCGATCGATGCGATCGATGAGCAGATAATATTTCTTGCACGTGCCGCAGTCGGGATCGACATAAATTCCTCACGGGTTGCGGTATTTGCACCGCCGAAAAATGGAGTGAGTGAATCAAGCGATGTGACTGGACCAAGTTGCGCAGATACGTCAGGTGATTGCGGCGTTGCCACCGTTTGAACCTGACGCGTTGCAAATATGTCACGAATTCCCATTTGCAAATTTTCTCAGTGAGATACCACTATCCGACCATAATATCCGTTTCCGTCTCTGGGCGTGTCGCAAAATGTGTGGCGAGCGCCGATGCCACGGCAGCGCACACCGCGGTCTGTGATGCTCGACGTCCTATGACCCATCCGCCATCGCCGCGACGTAATTGAACCGCTGAAAGCATTTGGGCAGTGAGTTCGGGTTGATTCGTATGACGCAACCTGCCGCTGTTGATCGCACCAAGCAATTCGTCACACGATTGTGGATAGGACGCGTCCATATCGTAGATCGGGATTCCTGCTGGCTGTAATCGAGCCGCTACCGCACCGCTAGTTTTGCGGCTGTATAGCAAATGTTCGATTGGATACTTTCGGCAGTAAAACGCGGCATCGTTGGCGATTGCTCGATCATCAAGTTGCCTTTCGTTTTCCCACGTGTGCAATAGTTTCAAGATAAATCGTTCATCGCCTAATTTCTGCGCCCCGACCAATGCGCAATGTTTTCTGTCCGGTGAAATATCCAAAGCAAGCCAGGTGAGTTTCTCAGGATCGAGATCGACGTCAGGATCGGCACATCCATCCCACGCGGCTTGACTGATCACTGACGAAATCGTCTGAACCCATCGGCATAGCACTTCGGTCTGTACGACCTCAGGTGGGTCTTTCAAAACGCTGCGAATATTGTCGATGTGGATCGTGTGACCCAATGCAGGATTTGCCATTGCGAAATTTTCGTCCGTCAATGCGTCGGATGCACCTGACCATTCGAAATATCCGATGTCATCAACCACACCCGACGCAGCGGCGATTCCCCGTTCGCGTAGCAAATTTAGCACTTTGGAATGTTGGTCGCCAGCGTTGGAATATGTCATCACCATCGGATTTTTTGCCGCAAGTAATGTGTATCGCAGCGATGCAAATGATTCGAGTTCGTGCATCTCACGCAATTCGTCCAGGTGGACGGTTTCGGGTTTCGAGATACCGCG